TGGAAGGGCAGATCGTCTGCGTTTCTGGGTGTCGAAATCGTCAACTCTGGCAAAGACATACAGTTATACTGCGTTGATCACTGGAAGGGATCTGACCAAGTCCACAAAGATGACCCGGAGCTGAAGTCGGTGTACTCAATCTTCAAAGCAAATATGAAGAAGATCGAAGGGTTAAAGATGACACCTATTCGGTCTGACAGTGCCGGTGCCGCGGCCAAGTTTGAAGATGGCTCTGTCGATTTTGTGTGGATTGATGCCGGTCACGAGTACGAGGAAGTGAAAGCCGACATCGAGGCATGGATGCCGAAGCTGAAACGGGGCGGAGTCATGGGAGGTGACGATTACCCGTTCGATGGTGTATCTAAGGCTGTGAAAGAATTACTGCCCCAGCACGAGGTAGGCTCAGAGAGCGGCTGGAAGTGGTGGCGCGTTAGAAAGGTCTAAGATATGGCGATTTCAGGATATGACCCCGACAACATTCCGGTATCCGTCTCAGCACCGCGTGCTTATGACGATGAAACGGGCATCCTGACACCAGGCATCAATGACCAGCCGATGGACGAGGAAGAGTTCCGCTCTCGCGTTCGTCAGGCGATTGAAGACGCAGCAGTTTATATCGATACCTATATCGCGCCAGAGCGCGAGAATGCGATGTCCTACTATCTGGGCAACGCGTTTGGTGACGAGGAACAGGGACGCTCTCAGGTCGTTATGACAGAAGTGCGCGATACTGTTCTCGCGATGCTGCCATCGTTGCTCCGTATCTTTACGGGTGGCGACAAGATTTTGGAGTTTGTCCCGAAGACCGCTGAAGATGTCGAAGTCGCTGAACAGATGACCGATTTCATCAACTATATCTTCATGCAGGAGAACCCAGGCTTTCGCATTCTCCATGACGCGATGAAAGATGCGCTCATCCTGAAAGAGGGTGTGCTTACTTGGTATAAGCAGGACAAAGAGACTGTCGAAGAGTATTCGTATTCCGGTCTCTCTCAAGAAGAAGCAGCACTGATCGCGCAAGACCCGCAAGTGACTGTGCTTGAGTTGCAGGAAGAGCAAATCTTCACAGCGCAAACGAATGTCGTGACGATGTCTCCAGACATGAACATGACACCGCGTGTCTTCTCGATGCGCGTGAAGCGCGTCATCCGCGAGCCTCGCTATATCGTTGAATGTATTCCGGTCGAGCAATTCTTGATCGACAATCAGGCAACGAGCATCGATGACGCATTGATTGCCGGTCGTCGTAAACTTGCAACAGTGTCTGAGTTGGTGGCGATGGGCTACGACAAAGACATCGTTGAGATGAATGCCGGTTCTGGTGGCTTTGAATTGAATATGGAAACTCTGGTCCGTAATCCTGCTGACCAGTCGTTCTTTGGGGTGGCGAATGGAAACGACGAAAGCACAGATAAAGTCTATTACGTTGAAGCCTATATCCGCATCGACAAAGATGGCGACGGTATCGCCGAACTGCATAAAGTCTGCACAGTCGGTAATGGCGGTTATATCGTCCACCAAGAAATAGTTACAGAGATCCCGTTTGCGACGCTGTCGCCAGATCCGACGCCGCACACGATTTTCGGTAAGTCGATTGCTGATCAGACGATGGACCTGCAACTGATCAAGTCTAACATCATGCGTAACACGCTTGACTCGTTGGCTCAGTCGATCCATCCGCGCACGGGTTTCGTTGAGGGTCAGGTCAACGTAGACGATCTGATGAACAACGAGACAGGAGCGCTGATCCGTATGCGGTCACCAGGTGCGATTGTCCCGTTCGCAACACCGTTTGTCGGTCAACCGGCTCTTGGTGTCATGGGCTATCTCGATGAGATCAAGACGCAGCGCACAGGTATCTCGCGTGCATCGCAGGGATTGGATGCAGAAGCACTCCAGTCCACTACCCGCGCCGCAGTACAGGCGCAGTTGTCATCATCGCAAGAGCGCATCGAGATGATCGCACGTCTTTTTGGTGATGGCTTGAAGCGTTGCTTTAAGGGGTTGCTGCATCTCGTTGTGCAGCATCAGGATAAGCCGAAGATCATCCGTCTTCGTAACAAGTTCGTCCCCATCGATCCGCGCGGCTGGACAGCCGACATGGATATGGTGGTCAACATTGCTTTGGGCCGTGGCTCAGATGAGCAACGGATGATGTTCTTGCAGCAGATCGCCGCGAAGCAGGAGCAGATCCTTCAGCAGTATGGACCGAATAACCCGATGGTCTCGATCCAACAGTATGTCTCGACGCTAAACCAGATCACCCAGTTGGCTGGTTTCCAGAACCCGGCGCAGTTCTACTCAGAGCCAACGCCAGAGCAGATCCAGCAATACATGCAAGCGATGCAGCCGAAGCAGAAGGCAGACCCCGCCGAGATGCTGGCACAGGTCGAGGCAGAGAAGACCCGCGCCGACATCCTTATCGCTGCCGCGAAACAGGAACTCGAAACCAAGAAGGCGCAGGCAGACGCGGATCTGAAACGCGATCAGCTCATCGCCGATGTGATGCTCCGTGCCGCCGAGATTCAGGCGAAGTATGGCGCACAGGTCGATGTGGCGAGCATCAACGCAGAGGTTAACCGGCAACGCGCAGAGATCGAGGCTATGTTCTCGATCCAGTCACAGCGTGAGCAGGCCATGATGCAGACGCAGATGCCGCAACAGGTGCAACCGATGATGCCAGGGATGATTTGATGGACGATCAGGATCTCTTCCGCGCGGCACAAGCACTGAAGAACAGTGTTGCGAATAAGGCACTCTTTGATGCGTTGCGGGATAAGTACACCAAGGTTTGGATGACCTCACCCCCGCAAGACGCAGGCATCAGGAATGACGCGTATATGATGGTACGCGCCATCGCAGATCTACAGGGGCAGATTGAGGCGCTTGCCGGTACCCCAGATGTAGTCGCGTTTAACCGCCGCTTGAAGGGGCGATAATTTAGGAGTATTTACATGAGCAATTCAGCCGAGCAGTCGCAGACCCGCGAAATCGGCGTTTCAGAAGCTGCAACTCGTATGGCGGCGTTACTGGGAGGCGATGAGCCGAAGCCCAACACGCAACCGGAGCCAGCTCCTGCCGAGGCATTAGAGGCCGAGGCGACGGCAGATGAGGTCAACGAGACCCCAGTGCAAGAAGATGGTCTATCCGTTAAGGATACTGACGGCACTGAGGAGACCGCAGATGTCGTGGACGAAGAAGGTAGTGCGGCTGAGAATCTCTCACCGGAAACCCTCGTAACCGTCAAGATTGACGGCAAGACGCAGGAGATTCCGCTTAAAGAGGCTCTCGAAGGCTATCAACGGCAGTCCGATTATTCGCGCAGGATGAACGAACTCCGTCAGGAGAAAGCGTCATTCGAGCAAGAATTTGAGGCAGTTAGAACGGAACGCCAGCAATACGCGACCCTGATTAACGCGCTTGATGCACAACTCAAAGAGATGATGCCGCAAGAGCCAGATTGGGAACGGTTGCACAAGGAAGACCCGCTTAACTTTCCTCTGGTCGAAAAACAGTGGCGTGATTACCAGGCACGCCTAGCTGCGACGCAAGCCGAAAAGGAACGTCTCAGCTATTTGCAGCAGAAGGAAGAGCAAGATCGGCTGAAGACCATTGTGGATCAAGGTCGCCAGTATTTGGTGAAGCAGGTTCCAGAATGGAATGATCCGAACAAGTGGAACGAGGCGCGTTCTCGTCTGAAGGAATACGGTCAGAAAGTTGGCTACTCCGAAGACGAACTCGCACAAGCCTATGATCCACGAGCAATTCTTGTTCTTGAGAAGGCGAGAAAGTACGACGAACTAATAGCTAAGAGACCACAGCCTGATAAGAAGGAAGGTCCGAAGCCGTTGCGTTCTGGTACGCCTGCATCTGCTCCAAAACAACAGACCGAAGTTACCCGCGCGAAAATGCGTCTCAGTAAAACCGGTAGCGTCGATGACGCTGCTAGACTCTTTGGCCTAATGGAAAGCAGGAGAAGATAATGACTTCCGTAGCTAACGTAAAAACCTATCTTGCTGTTAACGAACAGCGCGAAGACCTTTCGAATATCATCTATGACATCAGCCCGACATCGACCCCGTTCATGTCGAACGTAGGCCGTGACACGGCAGACAATACCTACTTCGAATGGCAGACCGACTCGCTCGCAGCTGCGAACGGCTCGAACGCTCTCGTCGAAGGTGCAGATGCCGGTAACACGGACTTCACCGACACGAACCGCGTTGCGAACTACACGCAGATCAGCGGCAAGGTCGTTGCAGTTTCTGGCACGGCGCAGGCTGTTAACATGGCCGGTATGCGTACGCTTTTGGCTTACAACCAAGCCAAGGCTGCGAAGGAACTCAAGCGCGACATGGAAAAGATTCTCCTGTCGAACCAAGCTGCTTCAGCTGGCAACAGCTCAACGGCTCGTTACACCGCTGGTGTTCCTGCTTGGTTGATCACAAACTCTGTCGCGAACGGCGCAACCGCTCCGACGCTTTCGTCTTCACCGAACGGCTACCCGAACGCTGCTTGGACGAACCTCTCGACCTCGACAGACGTTGCCTTCACTGAAACCATGCTCAAGACAGCGATCCAGAACGTCTGGTCGCAGGGCGGCGAAGCGAAGATCCTCATGACCGGTCCTTACAACAAGACCGTCGCATCAGGCTTCTCTGGTATTGCTCAACAGCGCATCACCTACAATCAGGTGCAGCCTGCTGGCATTATCGCTACAGCTGACGTGTACCTCAGTGATTTCGGCGAAGTGTCGATGGTCCCGAACCGCTTTGCTGACGAGCGTTTCGCACTTGTGCTCGACCCAGAATACGCATCTGTTGCGTATCTCCGTCCTTTCGAAACAATCGACATCGCTGCAACTGGCGACTCGATGAAGAAGGAACTTGTCGTCGAATACGGCTTGCGCATGAAGGCTGAGAAGGCCCATGCTGCAATCGCAAACCTCACGACATCTGCCTGATAATAGAGAGGGGTGGTACGCCACCCCTCTTTTCTCTTGGGGAGCACCATGAGCGATAAAGAATACGCACCTGGCGAGTTCACACTTGGTTATGACGGGTTCACCGGAACTCTCACCAAGATGAAGGTCGAGCATGATGGCACGATGCACTTCATTGATACGACTGACATTTCAGACGTGGCAAAGTTTAACCAGGAAGAGATGAACGGTGTTTCACGGACGACCAGATCTGGAGATATGGTTAGAGTGGCTCGTCTTCCTATGCTTGTTTTGTTGCAGCTTAAGGAGCGTGGTATTCTTCACGACAAGACTGCATTGAAACGCTGGCTTAATACCGAAGAAGCGCGACCATACCGGACGCACCATTACACGAGTTGACGATGACAATTACGAGTTACGCCACACTCCAGTCCGAAATTGCGTCATGGCTGAACCGCGATGACCTGACCGCGATCATCCCGACATTCATCCAGTTTGTCGAAGCTGATGTTAACAGCCGTTTACGCCACCAGAAGATGGTTGTGCGTGCTCAGGCTACGAGTAACCAAGAATATGTTCAGCTACCCGGTGACTGGCTTGAGGCGATCAACATCCATATCGTCGATGGGGCACAGCCACTGCGTTATGTGACTCTTGATGAGGCTGACCGGATCAACAAGCAGCAGATCATCACTCAGCCGTCCTTCTACTCGATCATGGACGATGCGCTTGAGATTGTCCCAGCACCGGAATCGAATATCGACATTGAGATGATCTATTACGGTAAGATCACTTCTCTGAGCAATCAAAACACCTCAAACTGGCTTTTGGTAAAAGCGCCAGATCTGTATCTCTACGGTTCACTCGTTCACGCTTCACCATATCTGTTAGATGATCAGCGTGTCGGGATGTTCGCGAACATGTATAATTCGCGTCTTGAGTCACTGGCCTTGGAAAGCGATAAGGCGGTGCATAGTGGTGGTCCCCTAGTCGCTCGCACGCGCAAAACTTACGGATAAGGAGTTACAAATGGCCGGTTTTACCAATTTTACTGAAAACCTAGTTCTGAACTGGGTTTTTACAAGCAACTCAGCAACTCGTCCCACAGCTTGGTACGTTGCGCTTTACACTGTTGCGCCGGGCGAATCGGGTGGTGGCACTGAGTGCTCTGGCACATCGTATGCCCGTCAAGCGGCAACTTTTACTGTTACAGGTACAGCTCCGACGACAGCTTCAAACAGTGCCGCAATCGAGTTCCCGACAGCGGGTGGGTCATGGGGGACGATTGTTGCGGCAGGTATCTTCGATGCCTCGTCAAGCGGCAACCTCTTGGCCTTCGCTGATCTCACGACATCCAAGACCATCGACACCGGCGACGTTCTTCGCTTCAACACAGGCGCTTTGACCATCACGTTGGACTAATAGATGTCGCGCGACTATGGACTCTTAGACTATGGCGTAGGGGTCTATAGTGACGATCTCGTCAATGGGCGAGACTATGGCTTATACGACTACGGTTTAGGTGTTTACGGTCAGGTTAGCGTCTCAGATGCAACTGCCGCTATTGCCGTGCAAAGCAATGCTACTGCCGCAGTTGTGCGTATCGTTGATGCTACGCTTACAGTCATATCTGTCTCGTCGTCAGGTGCAGCCGCCGCTGATACAGAGATCGCGTATTGCAACATAGCTGTTACGAGCAGCGTTACAGCGTCAGCGCAACGTGTCAGAGAAGTGTCGGCGACGATTGCGGCGACGAGCAACTCGACCGCCAACGTTTATGCCATCAGAGGCGCTTCTGCTGCTATCGCGGCGCAGTCTGGCGCGACGGCTGACGGGTATACCGTGCAACTTGCAGAGGCCATTGGCACAAGCGAAAGCGACGGCGTATTTACACCAACACGCGTTATGCCAGGAGCGGCTGCGGGTGTCGCTCAGTCTAGTGCAACTGCGGGTGCTACGGTTACATGGCGTGGGTTGCTCGACATCGTTGCTGCTTCGACAGCGACAGCGCAGGCGCAAGCAACACTTGTCGGTGTAGCTACGGGAGCATCGACGACGAGTATGACGGCTACGGCTCGCTATCTCTGGGAAGATGAGACCGTGTTACCGGAGACGTGGCAAACGCAAGAAAATGTGGTAGAGAATTGGTCAGCGCAAAGTGTTAGCTCTGAGTCATGGACAGGCGAGGTTGTGCCGTCAGCGACATGGACACCGCAGACCGTCTCTTCTGAGACTTGGACAGCTAACTAGGAGTAAGGCCGATGGCTGATTCATACACTACCAATCTTAACCTGACGAAGCCTGAAGTAGGCGCGTCTCGTGACACTTGGGGCACAAAGATCAACACAGACCTTGATACGGTCGATGGTGTCTTTAACGCTGCTGGCAATGGCACATCTGTTGGCCTGAATGTCGGATCGGGGAAAACACTTACTGTTGCAGGAACGCTCACTGTAACGGGATCTGCGGCTCTCGGTACGCCGTCTTCTGTAACGCTGACGAACGCAACTGGGTTGCCAATCTCGACTGGTGTTTCTGGCCTTGGCTCTGGTATCGCGACGTTTTTGGCGACACCTTCAAGCGCAAACCTTGCAGCAGCGGTGACAAATGAAACAGGGAGCGGTGCTCTTGTCTTCGGCACGTCTCCATCTATCGCGTCTCCAAGTGTTAGCGGCACCGCAGCATTCAGCGGAACGATGTCATCGACCGGAAATGCCTATATGGAAATTGACGCTCTGACAGATGCCTCGACCATCGCGGTCGATATGTCGGTCGGTAATAACTTTTCGGTAACCCTTGGTGGCAATCGGACGCTCGGCAACCCGACGAATCTTACAGCTGGTCAATCAGGTGTGATCTTCATCACTCAGGACGGCACAGGTTCTCGGACGTTGGCTTACTCGTCCTATTGGGATTTCCCGTCTCAGACGGCTCCTACGCTCACGACAACGGCTAATGCGGTGGATGTGTTGGTTTATACAGTCCGTTCATCGACAAGCATTGCGGCTCAACTTCTGACCAATATCGGGTGACAAATG